CACATATGTTTAGATAGTCAACATAAATGATGTCTGGAAGAAAGTCTTTTTTGAGATTAAGTTCTTGTAGTAAATGTCTAAAGTGTCCTGTATGTGCAGATGCAGTTGGATACTCTTTGACAATTAGTTTACCTGTTGTCTTATCACGAATGGATTTGACTTTCTTATCATACATATCTTTTGGTAGATTAGAAAGGTCTTGGATAGGTAAGTTCATAAGATTTGCATCGATTCTTTCTGCAATCTTTTCTTCACTCATTTCCATAGATATGTAAAGTACATTCTTACCCATCATGAGATTGTTGGCTGCACAATGACACATGAATAGTGATTTACCAACACCTGTTCCTGCCATAATAACATTCAAGGTTTTATTTGGTAAACCACCCTTCGTGATTTTGTTCATCATTTCAAGGTCAAATGGTAGTTTATCTTCTACTGTATTGTAGGATATAAATCTATCATCTGAGTCTTCAATAAAGTCATGACCAATGTGTTGGTCAAAAGAAACTGACAATGCATCTTTTAAGATATCTGGAATCTCACCCTTTTCTCTGGTGGATGACTTATCAATAATCTGAATACTTTCCATAACTGCATTATAGATTGCTCTATCTTTACACCACTTTTCAGTTTCATCAACAAGAAAATCATGTGGAGTTTCATCAGTACTTTGTTTGCACTGATTAATAGTAGTCATTGCATTCTTTACTTCTTCATCATTAACACCAGTCAAATCGTTGAGTTGAATACTAAGTGCTTCATGAGTAGGACACTCATTATACTTCATAAAGTATTCAGTGATTTGTTTATAAACTAATCGTTCAGACCTATCCGAAAAGTAATCTTCCTCAAGATAAGGAATTACTTTTCTAGTAAATGTATCTGAAACAAATAGATTCTTTAGTATAATTTCTTCTATTCTATTCTGCATCTATCTCACTTTCATCTTCGATAATATCACTATTTCCATATTTAAATTCTTTCTTACAACATTCATTTAGTTGGTCTAAAATCTCTGTTGTAAAATAGGTTTCTGGATTGTTGTTAATAGTTTTACCGAATTGAGTTTTACCATCTGGAAGTTCAATCCTTGTAGACACCTGTTTAAAAATACCATACTTAAGTGCAAGGTCAAGTAGACCATAATATCTATCTAACCCCTTGTCATATGTTAGTCTAACATCGACCATCTTATTCTCAACAGTCAATCTTGATTTTTGATTCTTACAATGGATGATATTACCAATAACTTCTGTTCCATCTTTTTCTTTCTTCTTTGAAAGATAGATGATTGAAGAGGCTGCATATTTCAAACCACTTCCACCACCCATTTCTTTTTGTGGAAACATAGAACCAATCACATCATATGTGTGGTTCGTTACTATCATCGGAATACCAACCTTACCAAGTTTCAAAGTTAACACTCTGAATGTACCTTTGATGACTTGTGCTTTGGTCATGTCTCTGACATTCTTACCAGAACCAACATCTTCTGTTTCTTTGATTGTTGATAACATACCAAGTGAATCTAGAACAAAGAAAAGTTTCTCATCACCTTTCTTTTGTTTATCAAATCCATCTATGATATTAACTGCTTGAGTTCTAAACTCTTCGATAGTGGTTACTGGAACTAAAAGAATCCGACTTGTATCGATACCCCTCTCTTCCAACATTTCTTGAGTCAATGCAGATTCAGATTCAAAATAAACAACATTACCCTCTGGGTTGTCATTCAAAAACTTTTGAACCATTCCTAGTGCAAAAAAGGTTTTACCTGTTGCACTTTCACCTGCTAGTGCAGTAATCTTATTAGATGGGATACCACGATAGATATCACCACTCACTAGTGCATTTAAAATATAAGAACCAGTATCAATGTAACCATCGACATCACCTGCCACGATTCCATCGGATACGACTCCTGCTAACTCATTACCACTTGCCTTTGCAAGGTCTTTCAATAAATCCATAATATATTCCTCGACTTGTTATACTATTATACTACCAATCCCTGTTCTGTCAACCATTTTCTATTCTCAAGATGTTGTTGTTCAGTAAGAGATTTGTTTTCTCCATTATAAGGTACTGCATGATGGTCTTCTATACTTTTATCATTATAACATTCAGACATATCTGAACTATAAATTCTTCCAAGTATTCTACCAAACTTTCCCTTTTCAGTAGATTCTACTAATACTGAATCATGTTTTGCAACCCAGTCTTTGAAGTATTCTTTAGATGCAAGACCAAATTTCTTTTCTTCTAAATCTCTTGTTCTAGATTCTGGTGTATCAATTCCTGTTAGACGCACTCTACCTTTATAAAGAATATCAAATCCTAAATGTAAAGTCACATCACATGTATCGCCATCAACTACTCGTGTAATATCAGCTCTGTAAATATGTGGGTTCATTTTCTCTCCTTTAGGAGAAAAAACATCCCCTAATAATTAATTAAAAAAGTCTTCTAGACTCGACTGTGGTTCAGTCGACCAACCTATTTTTTCAAGTATTAATTTGAGAGGTTCAATGAATGACTTATCAAATTGTAAATCATAATCTATGTAGGAATGGAGATTAAACTCTCTAGGTAAAGTATTTATAAAACCTACGACATTCTCTTTGATAGGATTAGGTACTTTTAGATATAAGAATCTAATGTTCTCTCCACTTTGAATTGGTTCGAATTGCATGTCTAATCCTTTTTGAACTATCAAATGATTAAACATCAAAGAAGCACGAACATGCATTGGTGTTCCTTTCTTATAAATTGATACTGCATTTTCATATTCAATAAGATTGTTTACTCTTCTAGGGAATGCAATATCATATGGGTCTAGTTCTTTAAACTCTTTTCTTGCATTATCAACAAACTCATGAACAAGTTTTTCATCACCTTTCATGACAACCTTCAATGCATCTTCTAGTCTTTCACGAACCCATTGTGGTGTAGATGACTTTGCAGTTTCAATACCCATCATCTTTAGTTTTGGTTTTGTAAGTCTTACACCCTCATTGTCATATACATTGAGAATGTATCTTTTCTTTGCAGTCCAAATACCTTTATCTGCAATTACCTCTCGACCCATAACCATCTTGTTTTGATATGCACTGGTATATTCTGCAAGTTCTTCATAACATTTGTTTATCACTTCTTGCATTTTACCATTACCAACTTGGTCTAGAAACTCAATTGGATTTTTTGGTTGAACACTCTTGACTAGTTCATCAAACCTTACATAGATTGAATCAGTATCAATTGCAACAACATAATCATCTTCTGTACCTAAAATGGTATTTAAGTACTTGTTAACTGCATGTTCGACCCATTTAATTGCAAGTTGACCACTAGATGTAACAGCCTCAGCAAGACCAATCTCAAAATATCTGAACCACTCATTACCGATTGCACCATAAGCACTGTTCAAAGAAATCTTACGAACCATTTGGTTGTTATATGCAATTGCAATCTCTCTGTTCAAATCTTGTTTTCTTCTAGGGTCATCTGTAGACTCAAACTCCTTTTGGTGTTCAATCATCTTGTTCTTCCACAAGACTCTTTCATCGTATAAGTTTTCTAGAATCTCTGGAAGAAACCCTTGTTTTCTTTTACTGAACTTTGCACCATTTGGTGTTTGTGCAAATAGAGTGTTTGTTCTAACTTCTTTATTCAACATCATATCTACATTAGATGTATCACTAGTCATTCCAGAAAATGTCTCTGGACTGATGTTGTATTGCATAATCAAATGAGGATATAGTGAATTTAAATCAAACGACATGACCCATTCATGCATTCCAACTTGTGGGTCTTTAACATATGCACCCATAAACTTTTGTTTTTTGGGAGCACCACCTCGTGCTGGTGGAACAATAATGTTTTGTTGTTTGAGTCGATTGAATATTAGAATATCCCAGTATCGAACTTGTCTGAATGCATCAAGATAGTTACACTTTGCAGTATATGCCATCTGAATTAATAGACCCATCAATCCTAGTTTATCATCTAGTTCTTCAACCAAAGTCACATCACGAACATTATACTCTAGGAACTTCTGATAATCTTTCTTATAGAATAGATGCATTGCACCAAATTCTTCATAGTTGATTTTACCTTTTCCAAGTTCAATCTGTGATATGTTTTCTAGTTTGTAACTATCTCTTCTTTTGAATGTAAACTTCTGATAAAGTTGCAAGTAATCTACAACCTCAACACCAGTTAATGTATATGCTTGTTGTTTTTTACCAAAGGTATCCCACTCTCGAACTGTTGTAATGTTCCATGGCGATAGTTGGTCTGCAATAGTTGTACTGAATAGTTTACTGATTCTATTATAAAGATATGTAATATCAAACTGGTCAACATTCCAACCAGTAATAATATCTGGATATATCTTTTT